TCACTACCGGAAACGCCCGGGGCCGTGATGGTGATTACCGCCGGGGTTGCGTCGGATACAGCGGAAAACGCCACATCGGTCCAAACGTCTTCTGTCAGTTCAACACGAATAGAGTGGATGCTGTCCAGCCGTGCGGCAGCATTTCCCGCACCTGCGCCGCCGGCCACGGCATTGGCAGCCAATGTCAAAGACGTTGAATCATCCGCCTCGGTAATGGATTCTTCGGTTATGGACACCGTTGTTTTGCCGGTGCCCATGATCTGGGCGTTGATTTCAACCCATGCGTCACGGGCAAACCGGGCGGTGACGGAATTGACGAACATGGAGGCGAACCGCTCCTTGAAAATTGTCTCACCGTACCTCTGGGCCGCTGTAAAACACGGCAGCCCCCTTGACGCATCAACGTCTCCGTCAATCGGTGTAATGGTGTGCTGATATCCGGACGCGCCGGCGGCGGCACTGGAAATAGCCCCCAGGCCATATGCGCACAAAAATGCAAAATGCTGCGGCTGTGCCTTGGGGAACGTAAGTGCCCCTGCGACGGTTTTCCCCATATCATATATGGTGTCCGGCTCTTCCTTGCCTGTCATTTCATCCGCGTTGGACTCCCGCCGGAATTCCGGCTGAATAATGTCCGACTGCTGGGCCAGCAATGACAAGTCTAATGTTTGTTCCGTGTTTACCGCTGTTTCAGCGGCATACGCGGACACTGCAATTTGATTAAGCGGTGCTTTTGGATCTCGCATGAGGGGTCTCCTTTTATTGTGGTTTCGATGTTATCCGTGTTTATGTGATGTCGATTTTGATTAGTTTTCAGCTGTCAGCTTTCATTCTTCATTTGTCAGCTTTTTTTCTGATAGCTGAGGACTGATAGCTGACAGCTTATTTCCCGCATCCAAGGTGCCGGGCCCCGGAACAGGTGCGACGGGTTTTTTTTTGGGCATCCGGGGGACGGCCGGAGCCGGTGGTTTGTCCGTTTCCGGGATTTTTTCAAACCTTTCTTGATATCCGTCCGGCACCTGCTCATATACCCGGCCCCGCATAAATTTTTTGCCGGCATCCGGACCGGATACGATGGTAAAATTTTCGCCTTTTAATCGGTATTTAACGGGCATTTAGTCCTCCTTTACATATTCAAAAAACATGGGTTTGGTGATGACATATCCGCTCATGAACTTGACCGGCCAGATCTGATCCTCATCGCCCACCGACACCTCCCGGACGTATGCGTCCAGCAGGTTGTCGGCCAGGGCCGTTGTAATGGCATCGGCAATGGTGAGCAGGGCAATAATGGGCTCTTCGTCTTTGAGCATCCGGACAAACGGAAAAACCGTTATCGGCATGTTCTTTTCCACACATCCGCCCAGCAGGTCGGTGCGTTTGATTTTGCCGTCCTTGATGCCGATGGCCGGAAACCGGATGGATTCCGGCAATATTTCCGGATGGGGGATCAGGACCACGTCCCGATCCCGAACCGCAGTGACCCCGGATCGGAGCTCTGTCTGTATTTTTTGCAGCAGGGTTTTCAATTGTTTATCCCCAGTATGAGCCAGTCTTTAACGGTTTCCACGAATTCGGCTTTGTCTGCATCGGAAAAACCCAGGAACTCGCGTTTCGGAATCTCCACTTTTTGGCCCCGGCCGGCCATGCCGCCAAATTGATGAATGGCCGCATATTCCCGGTTTGACCAAATAGACAACCCTGTTTTGTTGGCCCGGTAATACACCAGGCGCAAATACCCGTCCTGCTGAAGAATCTTGTCGATCTTGTTGTGATCATCTTTCCATTTCTGCGTTTTCGGGCTCAGCTTTTTCCAAGGCGTGCCGTCCGGTGCTTCTTCATCGTCAAACCGGTCCGCCGTGGTCAGGACCATGTATTCGCCAAATTCTTTCATGGCGGGCTGGACATTTTTGATCCGGTCCCCGGTATGTTTGATCAGGGTTTGGAGTTCGCGGTCGTCATAATCGTATGTGGTGCCGGCACCGCTCATGGTTGCCTCCGGCAGAGGTAGAAGGTAGAAGGTAAACGGCTGAAGGACTGTCGGCTGCGCTTCGCGCGGCTTTTCCTTATACCTTCAACCTTAGACCTTATACCTTTCATCTTAAAATCCCTCCATCTTGGATCTGGAGAAAATCCGCGGGCTGGTGGTGATGGTGACCGTGTCCGGCGTGTTTTCCGGTGTGGCATCCACAATGCCGTCCAGTTCCGCCTTGCCGTCGGCAATATCCCGCAAGAATTTCATGGCATCCAGGTAATCATTGCGCACTGCTTCGGATGTCCGGCCCCGGCGCTGATACAGGCGATACACGGCAATATCCACGGATAATCCGTTGACGATTTCCGGCACCGGGTCCAGGGGTACGCCGTAGCGTTTGCCCAGGTAGGCGTTGATTTTGGCATCTGCCCAGGCAATGGCAGCATCCGTGATGTCCGTGTCCACAACACCCAGATCGTCGTCATCGGTTAAGCTGATGATGTCGGCTTCGTCTGTTCTGTCTTTGAGGTCGTTGATGTCGCTGTAGGGCATGATGTGGTGCCTCGTTTGTTCGTTTCGATGTTATTAGGCATTCCCATAACGGGCGCACACATAGGTGCGCCCCTACCGTTGTTTCTTCTTTGCCTTTGGCGCTGGAACCGATTCCGATTCCGGTTTCGGTTCCGGTTCCGTCTTTGACTCCGGTTCCGTCTCCGTTTCCGCTTCCGTCACTTTGACGGTCAGCATGGGATCGGCAGACAGGGTTTTGATTTCCGTGTCCGTAAACGTTCCGTCCGGATACTGTGTCGGGTCTTTGGGATGGTTAACCCCGCAGCGGCGGAACAAATGGCGTTTTGCTGTGATGGTAATGGGCATTGTGGGTCTCCTCGTTTATGGGTCTCGATATTGTCCGTGTTTCAGGGGTGCCGATTGCATGTTCCGGGGTATTGGGGTGTCGGTGTATCGGGGATGGGCCACCCCGATACACCGTTACCCCGTAACCCCGTTACAACATTACGCTGATCCGTCACTGCCCCATGACAATTGCCACAGGCCATAGCCGCCAGCGGCCCGTGCTTCGGCCCCGAATTTGTACTTTTTCCGGGAAAACACGTCATCTGCATCCATGGAGGTCTGGGACACGAACACCGGCGCTTTTCGTTCCTGGTAAATGAACGGTTTCAAGGGCCGGTTGGTTACGTGCACAAACCAGTGGTCGGAATCGGCCAGGCGCGCATTGACCTTGAGTTTGAGTTTTTTGTAATACGGATTCGGGGTGTCATCTTCGAGTTTGGGGTTGTTGCACAGGATTTCTCCGGCTTCCATGTAATCCGTGCCCACTTCCAGCATGTCCGGTACCAGGCCCAGTTTCCGGCCTTCGTCATCCGTGAAATTCATGATGGCTTTGATGGCAGCGCCCAGGGAGGCTTTTGCCAGGGCCTGGGTGGCAGCGGAGAGCACTGCCGTGCCTTTGTTGGAAACGGAACTGACCGTGCCATTGGCATCCTTGACCGGGTGGTCCGTGTCATAGAAATATTGACCGTCATAGCACACGTTTTCAAAGGCCCCGTCTTTGAGCTCGGTCACGATCTCATCCGGAAGTTGGCGGGAAGAATACCCGGCCTCCTGCGCCTGGGGGCCGTACAGTCCAATCTGTTCGTCTTCAATGTCGTTGCGGTCCACTTCCACGGTGGCTTCGAAATCGTCATTGACCACAGTGTACTTGAACGCGCTCAAGCTCTTGATGACCTTGTCGCCCAGCCATTTGCGCATTTTGGGGAACCGGCTCAGCCAGGAATAATCGTTCTGGGATGATCCGGACGGCACTTTCATGGCCGTGTCCTGCCAGTCGGACGGGGCCGCGTCAAATGCCTTGTTAAAGATGGTTTTCAGGTTGATGAAAACCGATGTCAGGTTGTTTTTATTTACCAGCATTGAGGGTCTCCTCGTTTTTGGGTTTTGATTTTATAATTGTTTCCGTGATGTCGAATTTATGTATCGGCGTGTGGGGGTGATGGTGTATCGGGGATGGGCCACCCCGATACACCGGCACCCCGTTACGCCGTTACACGGTTGACAATGCACATCCGTCGTTGAGCACGATTTTCCAGACCAGGGCCGCGGCCACCTGGACCCCTTCCAGGATCACGGTGTCGCCGGCATCTCCCATGGTGATGGTGTTGTTTCCGGTCTGGTTGATGGTGGATGCGGTCGTCACCACCACATCGCCGCCGCCGTCCACATCCAGGGAGATGGAAATCCGCTGACCGACCAGGGTGGGAATGGCAATGGTCCGGGTTTCCGCGTCCGCTCCGGATGTCAGGGCACAATTGCCGGATCGGGTGACCGGTATGGCGCCGGCATCGCCCGGATCGGAAATCGCGGCCGGAATATGCGGGTACATTTCCTGCAAAGCTGCTTCCACCGTGGTCTGTGCCGTGAACGTGCCCGCGTCTGCGATGGAAATGGCGGATGCGGCATGGGCGGCAGACGAATCCGCAATATGGGTGGCCACATCCGCCTGGCGGATGGCCGGCTCGATGTCGATCCACGCCATGGTGGTAGTGACGTATTTGGCGATGATACCGCAAAAAATATTGTTGGTGACATTGGCCACCAGATCCACGGTCTGGTCATCCACCAGAAATACATTGTCTCCCACGTTGGCCTGGGTGATGGCCGTGTCCAGAATCGCCAGCACAAGGCCCCGCCGCCGGAGCACCACGTTCTTGTCGCCATTTGCTCCGGAAGAATTGTCCACCTGCTCATTGGCAATGCCTTGAAAAATCAGGCCCGCCGTGTCCGATCCTTCCAGGGCGTAGCCGTTGGCGTTGACGCAGCACAAGGCACCGCCGAATATTTTCTCGGAAGCTGCCATGGGAAAATCCAGCTCCACCCCGTCTGATTTTTGCAGCGCTTTGTCTTCTGTTAATGCCGTCATATTGAACTCCTTTTATTGTAATTTCGATTTTATCAGTGTTTCCGTGATGCCGAATTTACGTATCGGCGTGTGGACGTATCGGCGTGTCGGGGATGGGCCACCCCGATACACCGGCACCCCGTTACGCCGTTACCCGGTTGCCAGCGTCATGCCGCCGTATTTTTTCAAATCGTCCTCACTCACATCCATGAGTTTGGCCACGGCCAGGACCGCGTCGTCTGCCGCCGCATTGGCGGGCGGGTCGTTTTTGATTTTCAATTTGTCCACTGGCACCACCACCGGGGCTTTGGCCACATACAGGTTGAATCCTTCCAGATTGTCCTTTGCATACTGCATGGCCCAGTCTTTCTGGGCAGGTGCCACTTTGCCCGCTGCCATTGCCGCATTGACCGCGTCCGTGGCATCCCGTTCCGCAATTTTGGCCTGCAATGAGGCAAAGGCTTCCGGTGTCACCCCGGTCTGGCCGGCCTGCTTCAGGGCATGGATGGATGCCACCACCACAGTCTCGTTGTCGGTTTCCGCCAGATCCAGGGCCGCGATAACGGTTTTTGGGATCACTTCCCGGGTTTCCGGTTCTTTTTCTTCGGGCACGTCAATGCCCAGTTTGGCCACGGCCAGCAGGATATCCGTGTCGGTTGCGTCCTCTGCCAGCCCCAGGGCGGCAATTAATCTTTTTCGGTCCATGAGACCTCCTTGTTTGTCTGGTTGTTTGTCAGGTTGTTTGTCTGGTTGATGGTTTTCCGGACCGGCTCCCAGCCGGGCCAGAATTGGCTGTAAGTTGGTTGTTTTGGGCCGGTTGGTCAGTGCCACGGAGTCCAGATAGCACACCCGGGAATCTGTTTTGCGGATGGCAAACACCGGTGAAAAATACCGGTATTCCCTGGCTGCGATAAAATCAGCGGCCCGGTCGGTCCATTCCACCCGGGCCATGATGCCGGTGTCCGGTTCCCATTTGAGTTCTTTGATCCACCCGGCTGCCGGGGACGGTTTTTTCTCAAGGGATGCGTGTTCGTAATCAAAGTGCAGGTCATTGCCCCGCCGGGTGATGATCTCCTTGATCATGTCAAGAGACGATGCATCCACCAGGTACCGGGTGCCGTCTGCAAGGGTTCCCCAGCCTGCGGCAAAGAGCAGCATCCATTCCGGCGCTTTTTCCGCCTGGCGGTTGATTTTGGCGATGATGTTGAGCAAATCTTTCATGTTTTCCTCGCGGTTGCGTCTGCATTTGTCAGGTTGTCGCGTAAAATGGTATCGGTCCGGGCCGCCGCTTTTCCCGGGTTGTATTCAAATCCGGGGTCAATGCCTTCCGGCACCCGATGGGTGCGGCCTTTTTGGTCTGTATAATCATAGTACGTCAATTCCGGTGCGGTATCCGTCCCGGTCTTGCCGCGTTTGGCAAGGTCTCTTTCGGACAGGGACACCACAAAACATTTGCACCCCCATCCGTTTGGCGGGAAATGGGTGTTCCATATGGGGTCATCATGGGCAAACACCTTTCCGTCCAAATCCAGATGGGAAGGCCGAGGGTCGCTGGAACCGCCGTGTCGGTATTGCCAGTAGGGCCGCAGGGTCAGCACGTCCGGATCTGTCATCTGCCGGTAGCGGCCTGCCGAATACGCGGTGCGCATGTTGGTGTCGTAAATGACCTTGGTGCGCCAGTTCCGGCCTCCCTTGTAGGTCCAGCCATACCGGGCCACAATGTCGTCAAACCGTTCGCGGAAGCTATTTAAGCTCTCGCCGTCGGCAATGGCCGCGTCCACGGCCGCTTTAAAATCATTGACCAGGTCGGCTTCCATGGCCCCGGCAATCATAAAGGCCCGGCTGTGCTGCACCGACCATATGTCATCCCATGCCATGGTGCCGATGGACAATTTGTCCCGGAAAAAGGCAATGGCTTCGTCAAAGGGCAGGGCGCCGTATTTTTGGGTTTCAGTTGGCACTGAGGCGACTCATTTCGCGGGCATGGCCCGCTCCTACGATTCCGTGGTTATTTCATACATGCCCATCAGTTCCGCGGCCGTTGTGGCACGGGCAATCAGGTTGCCCAGGTCCGTGGCATCCATTTGCGGATACGCGTCGATCAGGGAGTCCCGAAATTCCGCCATGGTATTGGCCTTTGCCAGTAAAACGCGGATCGGTTTGAGCAGATCCTGAATATGAGTGTCGGATTCCCGTTCTAATCGTTGAGAAATCAGGTCAACGGCGTCCGGATCTTCGATCTCAGCGGTTTTCTCCGCTTTGGCCGTGTGAAGGGTCGCGGCCGTCGAGATCGTTTGATTTTGGGCCGATTTGGGCCGAAGCACGTCTTCGCCTTTTTCCACTTCCGGAATATTGAACACCTTGCGGCAATGGGAGACCGGAATGTCCATGCGGTCCGCCAGTTTGTCGAAAATGTCCGCCAGCAGTTTCTGATCCTCCGGCTCTTCAAAATCGCCGGTATAATCGGGTATTGGCACGTCCCATCCGTAATTGAACCCCACCCATGGCCTGAGAATTTGATCCCGAACCGTGGATGCAAGGGCACGGGCATCGGACCGCATCAAATCCAGTCTTACGTCGTTGTGGGTATTGGCGGCCGCATAGCTGCCGGTCTGTCCCACTTCCGCTGTCAGGGTGGCCCCTAAAATGGCTTTGGAAATTTCCCGGTTCCCGAAGGATGCCAGTTTTTCATAGATTTCTGCGTTTGCCGTGCCTTTTGCGCTTTCGATAAATTCAATGGCCGTGGATTCGGAGATGATTCCGGCCGCGTCACTGCCCAGGGTCCGGATGGCGATTTCCAGGGCGTCTTTGTCTGCGGTGCTGGCATTGGACGGGTATTTGCCCAGACGCAGGGGCATGCCGAACACCTCCAGGAAAATAATCCAATCCTTGATGGCGTAGTTTTTGAACAAATACCACCAGGTGCAGATCCGGTGAATGGCGTTTCTGACCGGGTGCCCGGATTTTCCGCCGTAGGAATGGAATACCGTGCGGAACGCCGGAATCTCTTCGCCCATAATGGCGCTTTCCGTGATCAGGCGCGGGATGCGGGATATCTGCCCCGCCGCATCCGTAAACACGAACCGGTTTTGCTCGATGAATTCAATCTGATCAATGCCTGCCTGGCCTTCGGACACGTCCCAGAACAGTTCAAGAGACGCAAACCCTTTGCCCACGGCATCCTGCATGGACACCAGCACATCCGGCCAGTCGGTGATTGATTCAATCATTTCCTGTGCGGCGTCGGCGATTTCCACATCCCGGGCATCTTCCGACGCCGGTGTGACGCTAAATTCAACGTCCAGAATGACGTTCTTGCGTTTGCCGATTTCACCCAAAATATGGCCGTCGCGCTCTTCAATCTGGTCAAACAGCTCGGCCTGCTGACGGATATTGCCGTTGTCGGCTTCCACCAGCAGTGCCGCCAGTTTCTGCGGGGTCAGGCCGTTGGCCACATAATCCCGGTATGCATTGGAAAGCGGAGCCGCGGCCAGAGGCCGTCGGGTAGGTTTGGATTCCGGCCGCTGTATGGGCCGGTTGAACTGGTCGTATAGCATCTATGTCACCATATTCCTGATTGTCGTCCCATTTTTCGATGGGTCACGCTTTTGTATTCTATGGGGCCGGCGGGATCGGACGCCGCATGCACGGCCAGCGCCAAAGCCCAGAACCGGTCACTATGGCCGTTGGCCCCGCGGTCGGCTTCAAACCGGATGTTGCCGGCGGCAGTGGTCACTTTTTTAATCCCTCGTAAATCCGCCCGGATCTGGTCATCTTTGGGGATCTTGACGGCCTTATCCTCGAATAGCGACCGGACCGGATACGCCAGTTCTTCCTTGACAGGACCGGTAAACCGGACCGGTTCCACCCGGTAGGTGCCGAATTTCTCTTGCGCGCGCTCGGCAAACTGCATGCCAAGCCCGGTTGAATCAATACAGGTGCGTTTAACAGCCGGTAAGGCCAGTAGATCATAAAGCGCTGCCTCTTGTTCTGAGAATGTCTTGTTTTGCATGCAAATGACGGCCCGGGTAAAGTACTGGCCGGAGAACCGCTCCAGCATCCAGATGACCGTGAGGTCCGATGTTCGGCCCACGTCCACGCCCAAATACAATTCCTTTTCCATGCCCGTGCGTTCCCACGGGGTGCCGGCCCGATATTCACAACCGGCAATCAGGTCATAAGACAAAAACGCGCCTTCATCATCTGCGGGCACGCACATGTATTCCTGAAGGAACTGTTCTTCAGACGCGCAGCCGGAGCGGATAAAGTCAAAATACGCGGCTTCGTCCATGTCCTGGCGTTCGTCGCCTTCCGGCAGTTTGGTTTGCAGTTTAAATAAAAAACCTTGGTCCAGTGCGTCCTGAAGGGTGACCGTGTGCAGGGAAAAGCCTTTGGGGTTGCCCCGATGTTTGACATCTTCCACCAGCTCGTTGAAAAAGTTTTCCGATCCCCGATGGGTGGAGATGATTTTGAGTTCCCCGCCCCAGGTGATGCCGGGATATGCAATCGAATAGAGCAGGCGCAGGTTTTTGTGCAAAGCCGCCTCATCCAGGGTTCGGCCGCCCCGCTTGCCTGCCTGGGCATCCGGATTGGAGCTCATTGAATGTATCCGCTTGCCATTGGCAAACTGGAGCACGAAAGCGGACAGTTTTTTGTCTTCATCAATAATCTGGGCGCCCAAACTCTTGGCGGCAATATTGAGCAGCTCGGCGAATTTCTTGCAGTCTTCCAGGAACAAACGGGCCTGGATTTCATCCCGGGAGGATACCCATTCGTCATACTGGGCCCCGGATGGTGCCGTGGTCTGCACGTTGTCATATGCCGCGGCCCATGAAATGCCGATCTGCCGGGATTTCTCCATTATTTTCAGCCGGGACCGGTCCTGTATCCAGCGGGCCTGGTAAGGCAAAAATAATTTGTCCGGATGATCGGGTTTGTGTTTGGCATTGCCCATATTATTTTTTTACCACGGAATACACGGAATACACGGAAAACACGGAGGGCTCTGTGGTCTCTGTGCGCTCTGTGGTTGAATGTTTTTTCGTCATTGTCCGCCCGTTATAATAATTTTATTTTTTCGGATATTTCACGGATGGTGTCCGCGTTCATGCCGGAGCCGTCCGCGGCTTCTTCCACGCATCGGGCTGCTTCTGCAATGGCCTGTTTGCGGATCTTTTCTTCCAGGGCCATATTCTCGGACGCTGCTTTTTCCAAACGGTGCACGGATATGGCCAGGGATTTGAGCAATTTCGGGTCAATATCATCGTCGCCTTCAGACGCCTTCATTGCGGCTCTGAATGCCAGGGTGCGCACCATTTCATTGAGCAGCTTGCCCACTTCGCCGGCCGGTTCTGATCCCAGTTGGCCGATCCACATTTTTGCCACTTCTCTGGACTCCCTCAATTTTGCGCCGACTTCCTCCATGCGGACCGCATAGCGGTTGACCGCTGATTTGGAGAGTCGGTCCGGATGGCCGTCACGTTCCAAAATTTCGTTAATCTTGGCGGTGGCATCCAGCTGGGTCACACGCGGATCTCTCAACAGCTCCTGAAGCTGGGTCCGGATGTCATCCGGTAATCGGTCTATTGAGGATTGCTGGCGTTTTGGCATTTTACCCCCTGGGTCCCGGCCGTTTGACACCCGGGACAATGGCGGTTCCGCGTGCCACGTCAACGCCGCGTTTTGTGATACTGGCAACCGAAACAGACATTACGTCCTCGACTGTCACCAGCCCCTGTTCCGCCAGCCATTGCAGCTCCGTCCGGATGCTGTCCCGACTGATGTGATGACCAAACACCGGCATAATGGATGCCAGTACGGATTCGTTGAGCGCATAACCTGCGTCTTCTTCCAGGCACCTGAGTATGACAAGGCGTATGTCTTCAATGATCAGGTCTTTGTAGTTCATGAGTCCGTTTTGTCCCCTCGCTTGATCAGAAATTCATTAATCAGGTCCACTGCCCGGTTGATTCCGGTCAGCCTGCCGCCCAACTCGCTGATCAGCCCATTGGTTCGGCTGATCTGGGTTGACAGGTTGGCTAAATCGGTCTGTGTCGGCATGTGTCGAACGTCCGATTCCAGGCAGGTGAGGCGTGTGCCGTGCCCGTCCATTCTGGAGACATGGCCCCCCATCCGTGCGTCAATTTTTTCTTCCAGTTCGGTAATCCTGGCCATGGTGACCCGCTGCCGGCCGGATAGCCAGACAATCACGCCCAGAACGCCGGTAATAATCAAATGGCATGCCTGAAATGCCAACAGCCAGAATTGAAAATCAATCCGCGTTAAATCCATCTAAAACCGTCCTTTAATGCCGAAAAAATAATGTTTCTCGCCCTTTCGGTCCGTGGACCGGGAGACGCGGAAGCGTTTTGCCAGCCATTTGGCAGCCTTTTTGACGTTGCGCCATGGGCTTCGCGTGCCGGGGTGTTGGGGTGTCGGGGTGTCGGGGTGGCCCTGAGACATTATTCCCAACCTTCCGCTGTTTTTGTGAGATATGCGTCCTGGACTGCTGTCTGGATCGCTCCCAGGGCTGCGTCCGGTGCCTGTGATTTCACGTAGTCGACGGCATAATAAAATTTTTCCTTGCCCGTGCCTCCGTGCGCGCGTGCCCGTACCACTCCGTCTAGGGCAATGGGTAAGAGTGTGGTGATGGAAAGCTTGATAGCCGCCCGCAGATACCGAAATAACTCCGGTGTGATTTCTTTGATTCCGATGCCAATTTTCGTCATGAGTTTCTTGAAGAACTGTTTCATTATGTGCCCTTTCAAAATGGTTTCCGTTTTTTCCGCGAAGCGGATATTGTTTTTAATCCGTGTGAATCCGTGTAATCCGTGTCTAATTTTTTTTGACGCGGATTGCGCGGATTAACGCGGATTGGTTTCCATAGATCAACCGCGGATGCTCCGGGCCGTCTCGGCCGCATCCGCCTGTATTTTTGATCGTAATTGTTCCTGTACGAATTTCTCCGCCATTGCCCGTGGCATGGATTTCTCCATAATCGACTGAACTTCCATCGCCAGGGCCAGGAGCTCTTCTTTTTCGACATCACACCCCGACGCCCCGTCACCATCGCACCCCGATACGGGTTTCGGGGTTTCGGGCTTTCGGCTTCCCACGGAATCGGGCACACCAACGCTCCTGTCGCGCAGGATACCCCGAAATCCGGGTTTGACATATATCCGGTCGTCTTTGCGGAAAAGTCTCAAAATTCGACGTATGGCGCGTTTAATCAAAGACAATTGACCACCCTCCGATTAGCAGGATTACGATGAAGGCCATCAATAAAACAGACCATGCCATCATGGCATTGGCCAGGCGCCGTTCCTGATCCGGATTATCCTTCCGGCTCATGTCCCTGGCAGCCCGGAATTTTAACGCCACTAATTCATATACGGTTGAAAATGCGTTCAGGAATTTGTTCATTTTCCCTCCGCGAAGCGGATTTTTTTTTTAATCCGTGTGAATCCGTGCAATCCGCGTCTAAATTTTTTTGACGCTGATTTCGCGGATTAACGCGGATTTTTACGATTCCAACCGGTTGAGCCACCCCGGGATATACAGGGGGTTCAGCCGCCGGTAATGATTGTATGCCTCGCCCTTGAGCGCTGCCATCAATGCCCGGTCATGGGGGCAGCTCATAATCGCCTGCATGGTGATCGGTCCGATAATGCCGTCCACCCGAACGGGATTGCCGGAGATGATTTCCGCCAGCAGCTGCCGCCATTTGGCAGCCCGGCAGGTGGGCATTTCCAGAAAACACACCGTATTGATGGCCCGCTGGAGCATTTTAATGGCGGTTCGGGTGCCGCAATTGACGGCCAGGTCAAAACATTTAATAGCCAGATCCGGGGCAATGGTTGCCAGCTCGTTGAATCGCGGCTTTCGCCAGAAATCCCGCAGATATATGGGTCTGGCTTTTTTCCGGCCCAGGTTTTTAATGTCAATCTCCGGATAGGACCGTTTTGAGATCCCGAATTTGGTTTCTCCGCCCGGATCATCCGGGTCATTGACGTATCCGGCCTCATGCTCAATGGTCTTGAAAAACGCGATTTGAAAGTATTTGTCCGGCGGTGTTTCCGGCGGCAGGGGCCATACGTTGGGGGATTCATATTCCGGGTTGGTTTCGGTCATGGTCCGTATTTCACACTTCACAATTCAGAATTCACAATTTTTTTCCCGCCCGGGCAGCGGACGATTCCAAAACCCGGACGGGAGCGCGATGGAGGTAAAACATGGAAAAAAGAGCTTACGGACCTAAAATAAAAAAAACCGGCGCGAATGTCGCGCCGGTTTGGTATCGGTTGGCAGGGGAATGGGGAATGGGGAATTAGGAATGGGGAATGGGGAATGGGGAATGGGGATCATTTTGTCGGTGCCGACAAAATGGTCCCCATGTGATTACTTCACCCGGGCCAGATTGGGGCGGGCTGTCTGCCGGGCATGTTCCAGTTCGGTTATGCGCCGGGCCATGTATCCCACCTGTTCGGCCAGGCGTTCATAGAGCGACAACATCCGGTCCAGGTGGTCCCGGTTGATGTTGATGTCGGTTTGCAGGTGCTCAATCTGGGTCATTAGTGCACCTCCCGGAGATTCCGGATGCCCGCCATTTTCAGCACGTCCCGGACCGTGGATCGGGGACGGCCGACCAATTCCGAAATCTTGTGTTTGCTGACGCCTTTTTCCCACAAGGCAATGATCCGGGCGCGTTCTTCATCCGTTACCCGCCGGCCGACATTGCGCCTTGCATCATACATGGCAATGATCTTGTCTTTGGCCGCCAGCAGCTCATCTTTGAGTTTTTCATCGGGCCGCTCGGATTCTATTTTCGTGATCCGGTCGTTGATGGACTTGAAGTTTTCCTGGACGACGCCGGACAAATCCTTGATGTATTGATTGATGCCTTCTTCCACTGCTTGCTCAAACGCGGAAAAGGCCCGCATGATCTGGATGGAGCGGTCCACGGCAACTTGCGTGTTCAGGACCGCACACAGCATGTTCGCACCCATGCGGGTAAATCCTCGCGGAAGCTTACGTCGCCCGCCATGCCCCGATGGGCTGTTTTGGAACTTCAAGCCGAACTTGTCGTCCATAAATTTAAATGTTTCCTCTATGTCGTTATTTAAACTTGAAGTCGCAGATTGCGACTTCAAGTTTGCAAACTCTTCATTGGACAACTGAAAGCAAAAATCTTCCGGGAACCGGTCCGGATTCCGGTTCACAGCTTCATTAATCCTTTTAGTTTCCGTTCCATAAAGTTCCGCCAGGTCACTGTCCAGCATAAATGGAGGTCGGTTCGGGATTCTTACGATCTTGTCTTGAATGTCTTGTACGGAAAGTTCCTTCGTCATCATTCTTCTCCTTTGGTAAAAAATAAAATTTTCCGCCTTTTCGCCTCTCAAAACACAAAAAGGGCAGACCAGACAGGTTGAGAGACCGGCCCAAAGGAAACCGGCGAGCCCTTGCGAGCTCCCTGCCTGATCCGCCCAGTTGAGCAAATCAGAATCCGGACATAAAAATACCGCTCATAAATGGCGGTGTCCGCCTTTGGAATCCGGGCTCTCAAACCCGTACAATGCTTTTTTGGCATTGCACGGGGAGTGTAACCCGGAAAAATTGGAAATGTCAAGGGGTTTTATGACGGTTGAGTTTTCTTGCCGGGAAGGCGAAACGGGGCATTCGGGCCACCAATGAGCCGCGCCGCCTTTTCGTAATATTTTTAATATTCCATCCGCCTATATGACACTCATAAAACACGTCACCAGAGTCGTGGTCTATCACTTCATGGACATCGGCGGATTGTCGTAATTGACCGGTTGAAATTATTTTTTTGTGCCCCATGATTTTCCCTATACTCTTTGCAACCTTGATTTTTAAGCAGAAAATTAAAACATTGGTAACACAGCTCTCTGCTATTTAATGGCCCTTCAGCTCCGCAGATTAGACACTTCCTCGCATCCGCTTGAACCGTAGGTTCGGATGCGCGCTCTAAATACGCTTTAATTTCATCTCGACACCGCCTTGTGCGGTTGTAATCTTTTCTGGATAGATCGGCATTTTCGATGCCGTCTTGAACCCACCATAATGCCGCCTCTAATGCGTTTCTGCTTATATCCATGTTGCCTCCGAA